CTATACTCGCCACCGTTCTAACTGTCAGATGAATTTTAACCAAGAAATTATTGTTGGCGACTTTGAAAACGGCAATATTTACGCTTTAGACTTAGATGTGTATAAGGACGGCACAGGTATTCAAAAATGGTTACGATCATGGCGCGCGCTACCACAAGGCGCTAATAACTATAAGCGTACCGCCCAACATACCTTGCAGCTCGATGCTGAGACAGGCGTTGGGCTTAACCTATACCCTGAGTACGATGTAGCTGAAACAATAACTACGCAGACAGGGCTTGGACTTGCTACAGGCGTTGCGGGATTGTTACTAACCGAAGCAAACGACTTTTTAGTTACTGAGTCTGGCGATGACATTGGTACGGACTATGATGTGCTTATCACTACAGTCCATACGGCAGCTCCAGGCTATTATCCTGAAGCCATGTTGCGTTGGTCGGATGATGGTGGACATACTTGGTCTAATGAGCATTGGGCATCAATGGGTCAGCTAGGTAACTATGGAAAACGTATCTTTTGGCGTCGTCTAGGCATGACCGTTAAGTTGCGTGACCGTGTCTATGAAGTGTCAGGCACCGATCCAGTAAAAGTATCTATTATGGCTGCTGAATTACAACTATCACCAACAAGGGCGTAATGGAAAATATAACGCTAATCCCGTCTGCTAAAGTGCCTGTGCTATTACCTGATACAGATTTAATGTCAACCCAATGGTACAGATTCTTTTTTAACATCTATACGTTAACCAATAATGGCGTGTCAGGTAGTTTTACAACAAATGATGGTAAGACAGTCACCGTCACTAACGGCATCATTACGGCAATTGTATGAACGTAGAAATGACCGTCACTTATGGCCAAGGGTTTTTACCTACTCTGCCTATGTTTGCAAACATGGGCTTGGCTGAGATTAATGTAACGCCTGACAAGATTGTTAAGTTGCAAGATGAATTGCTTAAAATGGAACAAGCAGACATCGTAACTGAGCATACATTTACCCCAAGTGTTTACGAACGAAAGATTACTGTACCGCCGTGGTGTGTTTTAACAGGGGCAGCGCATAAAACAGATTACAAAGTTCGGCTAGAAAAAGGTACAATTGCTGTTAATATTGGTACAGAAGTAAAAATATTAACTGCGCCATGTGAATTTGATGCTTGTGCAGGCGAACAGCGTGTTGGACGCGTATTTGAAGATGAAGTAGTTTGGGTAGATATTTACGCAAACCCTGATGATTGTAAAGATATAGCAGTCTTAGAAGATCGACTTTATGTTGTACCTGAGTGTGGTTTGGGTGAAAACAGAGTTAAACAGTTAGCGACAACAAACGTAGCTAAACTTGTTAATGAGGGAGAAATATAATGGCAGGATGGACAGCAGCCGCAATAGCAGGTAGCGCCATAATAGGTGGTATGGCGTCTAGCAAAGCATCATCAGCGCAATCAAGAGCAGCGGGTGAAGCTACACAAGCGCAACGTGATATTGCTAATGAACAAGTTGCATTGCAACGTGAACAGTATCTAAAACAACTTGAGCTAAACGAACCGTTTAGGCAAGCTGGTCTTACTGGTCAAAATATGTTGTTAGCGCAGTTGCAAGGCGGCCCATACGCTACAGCTAAATTTGGCGGCGTAGAAGGTTACGATCCAGCGTCTGCTATGCGAAACTTTGGTGCAGGCGATTTTCAAGCCGACCCAGGCTATGCGTTCCGTTTATCCGAAGGTTTAAAAGGCATGAACGCTACTGCCGCAGCTAGAGGGGGTTTATTATCTGGCAATGCTTTAAGAGCAGGACAAGAGTACGGGCAACAGATGGGGTCGCAAGAGTACCAAAACGCTTTCAACCGTTATCAAGCCAATCGTGCAGCGCAAGCGCAAGAGTATGGCAATGCGTTTAATCGTTTCCAAACTGAAAGAACTAACACGCTTGCACCGCTACAAAGTCTAGCAGGCGTTGGACAGTCAGCTACTCAACAAGCGCAACAAGCAGCGCAAAACTACGCTACTGGCGCATCTGGTGCGTTAGGTAATTTTGGTAATGCTCAAGCTAGTAACATTATTGGTCAAGGCAATGCAAGAGCGTCTGGTTACATTGGTGGGGCTAATGCGTTAAGTGGTGGTATAGGTCAAGGAATAAACTTTTATCAAAATCAACAGTATTTAAATAATTTAAATTTAGCTAGAAATCCAAATGCTTATGGTTCTGGCATGATGAATACACAACCAGTTGGCGTTACTTCAGGTAACCCCATATATTACGATGTTTAAGGACTGATTATGGCAACTATTGATCCAAGTATTGCAATGGGTTACAAGCCCGTGCAGATTGAAAATCCGTTAAATCAGTTGGCGGCGTATTCGCAAATTGAACGTGGCCAACAAGATCAACAACTTAATGCGTTAAAAATGCGTCAAGCGCAACAAGACTTTGATACGCAAAATGCGTTAGCTGAAGCGTACAAAGGCGCGTTTAATCAAGACACAGGTGCTTTAGACTACAACCTTTTGACCAAACAACTAGCGCAACGTGGAGCTGGATCTGCTATTCCTGCCCTTCTTAAAACACAACGTGAAACACAACAAGCCGAAGCATTGTTAGGCAAAACAAATGTTGAAACACAAGAAGCTAAAAGAAAACTTGTGACAGGGATGTCACGCGATTTAAGTAGAAATCCGTCTGATGCAAACATTCAAGCGCACTTTGAAGATTTTGCATCTAGTAAACTTTTTACCCCAAATGAAATACTTACTGCGCAAGCTAAACGTGATCAATTGTTAGCTATGCCTATACCTGATAGACAAGCGTATTTAGCAAGTCAAGGCGCAACAGCAGGCGAATTAAAACCAACTATTAAAGATACTGATATTGGCGGTCAAATAATAACACGTCAATTTGATCCTTTTAAAGGTACGCCAACAAATATAGGACAACCTATTGTAAAAACACCAACATTTGCAGATATAGCATCGCAAGGTCAATTAGGTGTAGCACAACAACGGTTAAAGCTAGAACAAGATAAAGATAGACGCGATCTAACAATGGGTACTATACCTGCTGGGTATCGTTTAAATAAAGTCACTAATGAATTAGAAGCAATCCCAGGTGGCCCAACAACCGTAGCTTTATCACCAAAAGATAAGCAAAAGCGCGAAGCGGCGTATCCAAAAGCAACGTCTGGTCTTAAAGCGTTTGACGATACATCAAACAGCCTTATAAAAGATCTTGCAGAGCTACGTAATCACCCTGGGTTAAGTAGTATTACAGGTATTGTTGCGGGGCGTTTGCCTGGTGCTACTAAAGATGGCCGAGCCGCACAAGCCTTATACGACAAAATTGTTGCGCGTGGTGGTTTCCAAGCATTAACAGATTTAAAAGCGGCAGGCGGCACTTTAGGCGCTGTATCGAATCAAGAAGGTACACAACTTAAAGACTCTTGGGCGGCTATTAACCGTACACAAGACGCGGCAGATGTTAGAAAAGCTCTTGACCAAGCGCTTGCTACTGTTCAAACGTCTAAAGATCGTATTCGTGATGAATATGATACAACGTACGAATATAGAAATACTGTGCCAAGATCAAATGCTGCGTCACCCGCAGCGCCAAATCAAACTAAATCTGGCGCAACAGTAAGTAACTGGTAAAGGATAAAATATGCCCCGCGATATTACCGTTACGTTTGAGGATGGCACTAATCATGTCTATAAAGGTGCGCCTGACAATATTACGCCCGACGCAGTACAAGCACGGGCGACAAAAGAATTTGGTAAATCTGTATTAAGTTTAGACGGCGGCGTTAAACCAACAACAACCGAAACACGTCAAAATGTTACTGCTGAACCTGATCGAGGGTTGCTTGATAAAGCACTTCGTAATGCACTTGAACGTACAGGTGAATTAGCATCGCTTGGCGCAGGAGCTTATAAAGGTTTTGGTGACATTGTAATTGGTGGGCAAAGATTAATTGGTCAAGGTTTGACAGCGCTAGGCGCTAAAGACACAGGGCAAGCCTTAACGGAAGATGCAATACGTCGCCAAGAGTTGCAAAAACAATTTATTAAGCCGTACAAAGAATTTGCGCCTGTTTCAACAGGTACAGGCGAATTTGCAGGTGAAGTTGTAGCTACGTTACCTGCTGGCGGTTTAATTGCTAAACCTGTGCAAATGTTAGGTAAAGTTGCGCCGCAAGTAGCAAGTATAACTACGCCATTAGCAAAATCGCTTAGTACAGCTGGATTTCAAACAGGTATAGCTCCGACAACTTTAGGCGCTAGAACAGGCAATGTTTTAGCAAAAATAGTTGGTGGCGGTACTGTTGGTGGAATAACATCAGCTTTAATTAATCCTGACGAAACTGTTACAGGCGTCGGCGTCGGCGCTGTTGCACCTTTTGTTGTACCGACTGTGGCTAAATATATAGCCATAGGCGGGGGTAAATTTGTTGATGCGGTTACGGGTAAGCTAGCTAATGTTGAGGCGGGTAACATTGCCCGTCAAGCAGCTGGTGATTCAATCAATCAGATCCGTGCAGCCAACGGTGCAGCGCCATTAGATATTAACGCCGCACAAGCAGCGTACGGTATTGATAATGACGTCTATCAAGCGTTTTTAGGGTTTGTGTCTGGCAAAGATAAATCTAGCTATTACCGTGTTCTTAAAGATAAACAAAAAGCAGAACAATTAAATCAATTGGCGCGTCTAGCTGGTGGGCCATCTTTAACTGAAAATTTAACATCTGTAAGCGAATTTAAAAATGCGTTAAACAATTTAATGACGCCGATTCGTGAAACTGATTTAACAGCAGCTAACCTTGCAGGTACTCTAGGCCCTAAACTACAAGGGGAAGCAAACGTATTAGGGCAGGCGGCAACAGATAAAGTTCAAGATGTACGTCGGTTTGTTGCGGCAGGTGACCGCGCAAGTGACCTTGCAACGCAACGTGTAGTTGAACAAGGTTTGCCAACTAGCACCGCACGCTATACATACATAGGCGAGTTAGCCGATAAAGCTGATGAAGTAGCATCGAAGGCGGCTGAAGGATCATTAATCTTTGGTGAAGCTGCACGGTTTAAACAAGCAGCTGCCGACAGTTTGGCTGCGTATGGGTTAAAACCTTTAACAGCTAAGTCTGTCATAAGTCGTATAAACGGTATTTTGCGTAACCCTGAATTTGCAGGTAATGATGTTATTGAAGGCGCCGTTAAAAGTTTTGGTGATGATGTTGTTAAATGGACAAACAATAATGGAGTAGTAGATGCGTTTGCGTTAGATAGCTTACGCAAAAATTCTGTTAACGCCACTATTGAAAAATTACGTCCAGGATTAGATCAAACAGCTAAAAAGAACTTAGCAGCAAAAGTAATGGCTGATCTCAAAACCCCAATCATTAACGCCATAGAAGAAGCTGGCGGTACAGGTTATGGACAATATTTGCGTGACTACGCTGCTAACGCTCAATTAATTGACCGACGTAAACTAGCAGGTAAAGCGTTGTCTATGTTTGAATCGTCGCCTAACGAATTTATTAAACTAGTTAGAGG